GTCCGTCGGCATCGGCGGGGACTCCAACGGCTGGGGCGCCGGCAGCGAGCTTTACGTCCCGGTCTGCTTCCGAATTGACGAGGCGTAAGCCGCGGCATAATTTCAAAATCCGGCTACCTCGTGTAGCCGGGTAACTGGAGGCATAGAATGAGTAACGTATACACCAGAAACCGTAAAAAGACGCCGTTCGACGTCCTTGCGAACGCCGAGAAACTCCAAGATCTTGTAACGCTCTATGTTATGAATGAGAGGTATGTGCCTAAAAAGTGGCGCTTTATGATCGGTCAGGATCTTATCAAGAAAATTGACGAGCTGAACGACAACATAATCGCCGCGAACAGTATCTACGCCATGAGCGAGCAGGATCTCGCGAGCCGTAAGGCATACGCCCAAAAAGCGATCGCGAACGGCTACCAATTACAGAGAAAACTCTCCCGCCTTATCAGGTGCGTGCCTTCGGCCACGGCCGCAAGCCTCGAAGAAATCACGGGCTTATTGAACCAAGAGATCGACGATCTGAAAGGCTGGAGGAAAAACGACAAAATAAGAGCCAGATAATAAACTCGGGTTATTTGCTGAAAAGTGTCACGCGGCCGCTGCAACTGGTGGACCGCTTCTGTCAGGAGTGGCAACTCTACTAATTGCGTGAACGTCAACAACAACGGGAACTCCAACAACTGGAACGCCAGCAACGAGCTTTACGTCCCGGTCTGATTCCACCTATATGCCAGACAGAGTAGAAAAATCGAAATCAGTGCCAGAGTGGAAGGAAGGAGCAAATAACCCTCGCCGTCAAGGCGTAAATAAGAGCCCAGACGCTACCGGGTGGACGCTGCTTGCATGGCGCGGAGTTTGTGCGAGTCCTCCGCGTTTCATACCCGTTGTACTATGCGGCTAATTAAACGCATGACAGCCGTGCTGGGTAATAACAAAGGAATGAGCTAAATTGTGACAAGCGAAGAAAGACGAGAACAACGATACCAGAGACGGAAAGCTGCAAGGCTGAAAAAGAGGCAGGAAACAATCGGGAAATATGATGATTTTGAGCGCGTGGCCTCTCTGAACTCTCTGTATGAAGCAGCAAGAGAAGCCTCAAAGGGCGTCGACTGGAAAGCCAGCGTCCAGAGGTACAACTCTTTGCTGCTTTTTAATATATCCAAAACACGCGCCGAGCTGCTTACTGGGAAAGATATACGCCGCGGTTTTATCTGCTTTGATATATGCGAACGCGGCAAGCTGAGGCACATCAAAAGCGTGCATTTTTCCGAGAGAGTTGTGCAAAAATCATTTTGCACTAACATCATATACCCAACTTTCACCCGCTCCCTGATTTACGACAACGGGGCGAGTCAGCAAGGAAAAGGCACCCAGTTCGCGACCAACAGACTGACAACTCACTTGCGGAGGCATTTCAGGAAATACGGACGCGAAGGCGGCATACTTCTGATTGACTTCTCGGACTACTTCGGGAATGTGGCGCATGAGCCGCTTTTTAAGATATACCGGCAGATCTTCACGGATCCACGCGTCATAGCGCTGGGAATGAGCTTTATTTCTGCCTTCGGCGATAAGGGCCTCGGGCTGGGAAGTGAAACGAGTCAGATCAATGCCGTAATGCTTCCGAACCGCGCGGACCATTACGCGAAGGAAGTGCTCAGGATCCGAGGCTATGGCAGATACATGGACGACACCTATCTGCTACACCATAGCATTGCATACCTCGAGGAATGTCTCGAAAAGCTCCGGGCAATATACTCGGAATATGGCATAGTTATCAACGAGAAGAAAACAAAAATTGTAGACCTCAAACACGGCTTTACATTTTTGAAAACTCATTTTTATATCACAGAAACCGGCCGGATCATCAAAAAGCCGTGCCGCGACAGTATCACCAGAGAACGCCGAAAGCTGAAAAGGCAGGCGGCTCTCGTAGCTTCTGGCGTCCTGACTTTTGACGAGGTTCGACGTTCCTACGCCTCATGGCGTGGCAGCATGTCGCACCGGGACGCATACAGAACCGTGCAAAGCATGGACCGCCTATTTAATGGGCTGTTTATAGATCAATGGAAAGGAGGACCACAACCATGAGAACCAGAGAAGAAATGGAGGCAGAAATCAGGGGCTTACAGCAGTTACTCGCTGCGACAGATTATAAGGCCCTGAAACATGCCGACGGCGCCCTCACAGATGAGGAGTACGAGCCGACACGCACCCAGCGAGCTGAATATCGCAAGCAGATCAACGACCTGCAGGCAGCGATTGAGACGCTCGAGACCACCGAAGGGCAGGTGGTAGACAATGAGTAACCTCGAAATTATTGAAACGCAAAACGCAATAATTTCCAACATGGCCCAGATCAATGCCGAGCTGCACTCCAGACTCGAGCAATATGAGGCCGTGGCTCAGAACGAAAAAACCGCGCAACTGGAGGAAGCGACCGGCAATATGATCGGACGCCTGAAGGCCGCCGGCATTTTTGAGGAAGGAGGGATCCTATGACAGATCTGAGCATTTTCATCACGGTGGCCGGGCTCTGCCTCTCTGTCGCTACTTTCTATTTTGGGCGCCAGTCAGTAACCAAAGCAGACGGAAAAGCCGCCGGAGCTCTGGAAACGGACCTGCGCTACATCAAGGAAAGCGTCGGCCGTATTGAGGGCCAACTCAACAGAGACGTGCAACGACTGGAGGGCCGGATCGACGAGATCAGCAACCAGCTCGCCGGAATTAGTAACACCGCCGGCCGAGCCCATGAGTCAGCCAAAAGCGCGCACAACCGCATTGACGAGCACCTCGAACGCGAGCACAACATACAGACGGATCGGAGGCGATCAAATGCGGAAACCTAGAAAAGAATTTTCTAAGACCATATTACGAGCGGTAGCTGCTGCCACCGTCGTGATCGTGGTCTTTTCTTTTGCCCTCATGTGGAGAACCGGCGACACCTCGCCGCTCGCCTACATCATACCGGGAATATTTACCGAGCTTTCTGCTGCTACCGGTTTTTATTTTTGGAAGGCTAAGGCCGAGAATGAGATCAAGCTCGACACTATCAGGCGTCAAAAGGAGTTAGAACAATCTAAAAAGCAGAACACTGAGCCCGGAGAATATGATCCGGGCTCTAACTATGAAGGAGGTACACCATAATGACAGAAAAAGAATTAAGACAGAGCTACGTCAATGCAGCCGTTTCCTATCTGGGCTGCAAAGAAAGCGACGGCAGCCACAAGAAAATTATTGATCTTTACAATAACCACAAGCCCCTCGCCAGAAACTACGCCGTAAAATATACGGACTCATGGTGCGCGACTTTTGTCTCAGCTATGGCTATTAAAACGGGACTTACTGACATTATCCCGACCGAGTGCGGCTGCGGCCAAATGATCCAGCTTTTCCAGAAGCTCGGCGCATGGGTAGAAAATGACGCATACAGACCGAGCACCGGCGACGTTATTTTTTACGACTGGGACGACAACGGAGTCGGCGACGATACCGGCTGGCCTGAGCATGTCGGCATTGTAGTGAGCGTATCAGGTAACACGATCAAGGTTATCGAGGGCAACAAGAGTGACTCGGTAAGCTATCGCGAAATTGCTGTAAACGGCCGCTACATTAGAGGCTACGGCGTGCCTAAGTACAGCAGCAAGGCAACCAGCGCCGGTTCTGGATCTGGCAACAGTGGCGGCCTGAAATACTCAAAGGGCGATATTGTAAACTTTACCGGATCCAAGCACTACGCAAGTGCGAACGCTACCAGCGGCCCTTCCTGCAAGGCTGGAAAGGCAAAGGTAACAGACACCGCGGAGGGTACAAAGCACCCTTACCACCTGATTGCGGTCAACGGATCAGGATCAACCGTTTATGGCTGGGTAAATGCCTCAGACATTGCGGGAGCCTCTACTGCTGCCGCCTCTGGCTCTATTGCGGAGGGCAAAACGGTCAAGGTAAAGAGCTCGGCCACAAAGTACGCAACCGGCCAGACGATCCCGAGCTGGGTGAAGTCCAGAAAATACACGGTACAGAAAATTGACGGAGATCGCGCTCTCTTGAAAGAGATCACAAGCTGGGTGAAAATCTCCGATCTTGAATTAGCATAAGGAGGGCAACGGAATGGATCAGGAAACTCTCAACACACTCATGTCAATGGTTATTTTGCCTCTGCTGCTGGCTCTCTCAGGCTTCGCAGTTGCGTGGCTGAGAAAAAAGACGCAGGAAATCACGGCAAACATTAACGACGCAACCGTCCGCAAGTATGTGGATCTCGCAAGCGACGCCGTAACGAAAGCCGTACAGACAACCTTCCAGACCTATGTCGACACATTAAAGGCGCAGGGCAAGTTCGACAAAGAGGCCCAGCTCACGGCATTGCAGAAAGCAAAAGACACCGCTACTGCTCTTATCACCGACGAAGCCAAGCGAGTGATCGCTGAGGCTTACGGAGATTTTGACAAGTGGCTCGCCTCTACGATCGAAACCCTCGTCAGGGAGGATAAGAGAACGGCGCCTGCTGCCACTGAGGAAAAGCAGACACAGATCGCCACTACTGCTGCCACCGCTGCCGCCTCGGTAGCTGCCACAGTAGCCCAGACGGCAGTCGCTCAGGCTACCGCTGAGGTAAAGGCTGCCAAAGCCACGGAAACGGCCACAGAATAAGCCACAGACGGTCAGAATTGACACAAAGACGCTCACCCGGTAATTTTATCGAGTGGGCGCCTTTTTTGCGTTCTGGGGCATTTTAGACGCTGCTCTCTATTGTTTTAATATCTTGTGCAAGATAGACAAAAGCTCCGGCAGAGGTTTGGTGAGTGTGTGTATTGTTATCTTGTGTACGATATAGTATTATAATATCAGAAACAAGGAAAACCGCAAAAAACAAGGAGGCAGCTCATGGAAATAAAAGAATTTGAAAAAAGAACCGGCTATTTTCCGACAACGGAAGAATACAAGACAATCGAAAAATTTTACATGAATTTCGATGGAGACAAAGACGAGTTTTGCGAGGCGTACAAGAAAAACGAAGGGTTTATAGCTGAAAAGATCCAGCACGAGGCTAATCTGGAGCGCCTGAAATCCGACAGCGAGGCTTCTGAAAAAATCAAAGCCGCGCAAGAAGAAATCGAAAAATTAAAAAAAGATTTAGAACGCGAACAAGAATGGAAACCATACAACGACGCCGAAAATGTGAGCCAATGCGATTATGATAAGCTCGCAAAGGCAGCCGGAACAAAGGAACTGACCGACGATGAAGCAAAAAGCCTGCTTTACGAATGGTACGGCTTCGCTAAAGAAAAAATAACTATACACCGGACGACTCCAATCTACGAAGTAAACAGACATGGGCGACTCAGAAAAATCGGGGAAACCAACCGCTCCCCTATATACAACGCAACAGACTGGAACTATATACGATTTGACTGCGGGTGTATGAGCTACGAACTTCAAGACGATAATCTCAGACCGTTTTACCAATAATGCAAAGGGCGGCGGCATTGCCGCCCAGAAAGGAGCCAACCAATGAGAGGAACCAAAAAAGCAAAAGAAACAGAGTACCGAATTTTTAAGGAGTTCAACACCAAAACGGATCACGACCGCATATACCTGACGGTCGGGCACAAGATCCGCGTCGATATATTCGAGGGCTACCTCTGGCAGGTTCCTGAGCTCCTCCGGTGTAAAAACTGGAGGATCGGCGACTCATGCGACAAAGGCGTCTGCAAAACGTACTACATCGACATATTGCCAGCGTAGCGGGTTGTTGTCGTGTGCATGATATGATAAAATTACTCTGAAGGAGGCGATACAGTGGCAAGAAAAGCGACAAAGACACCGGAGGAACTGGCAGCAGCCCACACCAAGTACAAGAACACATGGCAGCGGGAAAACAAGGACCGGATCCCGATCACGGTGCCGATCGGAGACAAGGACCGGATCGCAGCATGGGCCAAGTCAAAAGGCTACCAGAGTACGAACTCATACATAACCGACCTCATATACAAAGATATGGGGGAAAGATAACACCCGCAGCAATGCGGGGCACTAATGAAGCCGAGGACGGTCCCAAGCCCGTGAAAATTCAGAGGGGTGCGCATAATGAACAGATCAAGCCCGGTCTGAGTGATAGCTGACAAGTTTTGCTGGTTTTTAATGCGAAAACCTTAAAACGAGACAAGAAGGCAGCAGGCGCCGCAGCCAGTCCCGTGCAACCCGTAAACAATAGCCACGCGGCCGAGGAGGCCAGAGAGGAACGGTGATAGCTGCCGAGCTGAGCAGGCTCTATTTCTCGAGCCCTATCGAGAGACGACCGGGCATAACAAAAGCGCCAGAGCCTAAGCCCTGACGCTTTTATTTTTCACTATTTGCGCGTGAAGTTTACCACCACGGCGAACACTTTCTTGAAAAAGTACACCGGGTTCGGCTTCGCGCCATTTAGTGCCGGCAGCGGGACTTGAACCCGCACGCGGTTACCCGCAACAGATTTTGAGTCTGCATCGTCTGCCATTCCGACACGCCGGCTTACAACGCTGATTATTTTATCACAGGATACATATTTTGGCAAGTGTTTTTTCAAAACCTTTGCCATTTTTCCATTCCGGTACTATAATAAAGCAGATAATAAAAGAAAGAAATAGAATAACAGAAAAGGCAGGATACTCTTTCATGG